CAACAAGCTACGCATCTCTGTAATATCTTTATGTGCATCATCGTCTAGTAAGCCAATAGAACGTAGGGCTTCTTTAGCCCCACGCCTAGCTGCACGATCCAGCATATCTTCTATTTCTTCTGGAGAAAGTTTGATGTCACTCATAGTTTAACTCGTGAATGTCTGTTTGTCAAGGAGAAACAGGCCAATCTGCATCTTCTAAGTTAGGCCAATTAGTGTGTTCTGGAAGTGCTCTTAGTGCTGTTCTGTACGTAGCCCAAGATGTCTTGACTTCATCTGTTAGTGCGCTGTCTGTTATTTGCGTCCAGTCACTATCAGCTAAAAGTTGATTACGTTTGGCACGATTATCTGCAGCATAAATAGCATCTATTTCTTCTTGCGTTGGATCGTCAGCAAAAGCAGACCAATAATGGTTATAATTACTTCTAGCCTCACAAAAGTCTTTGACTTCCTGTTCCCTATTCCACGGCTCAAGTGTTTCGGGATTCCATTCAGGAAGACGTAAATAACGTAAAGTATCTTGGTGAGTAACTAAACAACCTAAGTCATTATCATTAAACTCATAACTGTGCATCGTACTCAATCCCATAAATGCCTTGTGTACCCGCAGTCCCTACTTTATATGTTCCACCTGCAGCTAATTTAAAAGGACCAAAAGGGGCAAAAGTAGCAGATGTAAATGCACTACCTATATTTACATCATTTATTTTACCATAAGAAGAAGAAGTAGTAGTATTAATCCATATCTCTGCTTCTCTACCCTCTGGTACTGTGTACAATAAAGTACCTGCAGTACCACTTTTAGCTGCTATTGTTTTTGCGTTTTGAGATGATGCGGAAGAACTCGTTTTGAGAGCCACTGTAATTAGCGTTGACATTAAATCCTGCATCTGTCCACTGATTATCATTTTTTACAGCATCATAATAACGTACATTACTGGCGTGGTCAACAAACCAGAGCTTTCTATCATATACAGATTTCCAGTTTCTTGCTTCACTTAATACATAACCAGATGGAAGCGCTATGTTAGTCCCACTAGATACACTGCCTGTTTTTACATTTACCTCATATTTTACGTGATCTGTAGTGTTACTGTTCCTAAACATATAGATGGTGTCATCACCATTAAACACACCCCATAAGCCTCCACCTGCGTGTCCAAACTTACCTTGTGCAGAATCGTTATTTGTTGCACAGTCTACAAACTCTTTTGTATATGCATTAAAAATAAAGGGACGTGTTCCTATAGTACCACTAGTATAACTACCATTAAAGTAAATCCATCCTTCGCCACAATAACACGCAACAGAATAACTAGAGTTTGACATACTGCCTAAAGTATTAGGTATGTTGGTTAGTGTATCTGTGTGGGAGTCCCACTGTTTAATGTTTGAACCCGATGCCCAATAAACATACCGTTCACCATCAAACGCTTTCGGACGGTATGAAGACGTGTCACTTTGTATCTGTGTACCACTAGAGTTAAATGCATAAAAGTTAGTTTGAGAGTTAGCATCACTCTGAATAAGAATAATAACGTTATTTACACCTACATTAGTAGCATACATATGCTGTGCATCAGCAGCAAAAGTACCACTTATAATAGTGTTGTTATTACTTGTAAGTGTACCTTGAGAGGTGTCTTCAATACCATTTACCAAAGGTCTGACTGCTTTATCGTACAGTGTTGAAGAATCTACACCACCAAAAACAACATCTTGATATTGTAATGGAAAAGCAGAACTTGTAGCTCTGAGGGTAGACGATGTGCCTATAATCTCGTGGCCTGTAGCACCGTTCTCGCCTAGTGTAATAACATCAAAGCCATTAATGTCTAGTGTAGGTAAAACCTTAACAGCATCATCTGCTTGGTCAACCTGAATGTCTTTAATGACATAACGAGTGTTAGCATTAGAAGTCAACAAGGTAGCTTGACCGTTACTGTTAAAATCATCTTCATCAAAAGTTGCGTTTACAAACTCTTCTAGCGTATCAGCCATATTTATTCTCCTTTAATAACTGCCAAAAGCTAACGTTGTGGCATAGGAAAAACCACTAATGCCTGTTAGTGCAGAACCATCTACTGCAGGTAGTTGTCCTGAACCATTTAGTTGTACGATATTGTTTGCACCAGTACCAACATCAAGTGATGCTGCTGTGCCTAATGAGGGTGTGCCTGTCAAGTCTGCATAAGCACCAGATGTGGCTACTGTAGCCAACGAAGATGTAGCAGCTTTCTGGTTTAACTGTGACTGTACGTTTGTGTTAATACCAGATACACCGTTAAGCTCTGCAGCCGTAACCGTAAGGTCACTAATCTCAGCTACAGTGATGACACCATCAGATAATACACCACCTGTTGCTACAAAATCGGCTAAGTCTCTTGCTCTACTCATTAGCTTGCATCTCCTGTTACTAGTACTGTATCACTATCAGTTGCATAGCCAACACGGTATGTGCCTGACGTTGCCAATGCAGAGCCGCTTGGGTTTGCAAATAGTTTCTGGCCTTTTTGGAAAGACGCACCAGTTACATCGACTGTGCGATTTAGTATGCCAACAGGGCCAGCGTTGCCGCTTGTAATTGCTTCTTTTGCTTCACCGAAATGGCTGTCTATGTTTGTATCAACATAAGGAACACCAAACTGAGTAACATACATATGATTAGATGTATCAATATAGCTACTACTTGGAGGGTTGTTCCCAGAGTTGAATATAACAGCCATATTCCCCGTGTTTTGCCTTGGGAATATGCAAGCGTTTTCTACATATGCCTCTGCGCCAGCGTTAGGATGAAAGTCGTGAGTGCTTACTGTTCCTTGGGTTCCATCGGAAGCTATTGTAAAAATCTCAACGTCACTTGTAGTGCTATCACAAATCATAAACTTCTTAGCAGTAGGATTATACCCAACCGAACTAGAAGAACCTGTCGCTGTTGTTGTTATTGTTTGATAAACTGTTACATCAAGAGATGCAGGGTCTACACTATATGCTACACAACCTGTGTTACCATTATAAAAACTAACTATCCCTATATTACTAACAGAGTCATATTCTGTATTTTTGTACCTAGAAGAAGTTGTAATGCTTGTTGTTTTTACTGTTCCATAAGTTGTACCAGAGGCTTGTATTTTTGCAGCACAGAAAGTTAAGGTTGAATCACTGGGATTGCACCATATTAAAACGTGAATATCTCCTGTGACGTGTGCGCCAGTTAAACTGTTTTGAAATGCTTGAATACCAGTTAGTGGTCTGTTGGACATGTTATCTGAAGTAGTAGGTGTACTTGAGCTACCATCCCAAGTGCCGTGTGATGTTACTACTTGGGCTGAGCTATTAACACCTGCACAACCCCAATCACTTGCACCTTCACCATTTACACTAACATAAGCAGAGTTATTACTCATACTGCCAGATTGCATAGTTCTATCGCCAGTTAGCGAGTAAGTGCTTCCGTCCCAATAAATACCTCTAACTTTGAAATAACTGCTTTGGTCTACATATCCGAACAATACACCATCAGAAGGTGAAAACTTCCTAGACATAAAGTTAGCATAACTAGAAAACTGTGCTCTAAACTGGAACGTATACTCATTAGTAGTATCGTTATATGTTCCTACATAAAGAGTATTGTAGATGTTCCCACCATCTTCTCTTGAGCAAAATACATATCTATCTCTATTTGCATTATGTATTCCCCACTTTCCTGTGGTAGCAAAATTAGGAGAACCCAAAGCTCGTATTTTTGAACCACTGTCTGTCATTGTAAAGTCTCACCGCCACCGCCTGAACCACCTAGAAAGTCTGAAAGATTACTCATAGTATTTTACCTTATCCTTTAAGAGAATGCCCAACCGATTGTTGCGTCCACATAACGCAAGTAGATCACTGTATAGCCTGTATCAATAGTTAAGTCTGTTCCTGAACTCATAATGTTTGAACCATTACGTGCAATAACGCAGTCTGTGTTACCTGCTACTTCAGAGATTCTTACTTCGTCACCTACGCTTGGGGATGCTGGAAGCGTAAGTGTTACTGTTGCAGCATTTAGATAGTAGTGATTATTAGCTGATGCTGTTGTGTTGGTTGTGACTACATTTGTTGTGAAGCTTACTGATTGCCAACTAGGTGCGGCACCAGAGCCGCCAGATGTTAGAACTTGTCCTGATGTACCGTAGTTGGCACCGCCAATGCCTAGCTGACCAGATGAACCAATGCGGAACCGTTCTGTGTCACTAGTTGCGAAACGAATGTTTGTGTTGTCTACGTTATGAATGTAAGCATCACCACTGTATGCGTGTGCATTACTTGTTTTACCTACTGTAAACAAACCACCGTCAGTAGTGTACTTTGTTCGTACCTGTGCATCTACACCTGTGTTAGTGTTTGTTAATTCTATGTTTGTTTCAGAGTTTTGCGACTTGTCTACATCAAGCAAAGAACTAGGCGAAGTCGTCCCAATTCCCAAACTCTCAGCACTCGCATCCCAGAAGAACTTTGCAGTGGTGCCTGTGTCCTCGTAGAAGCTGATGTCGCCTGAGTCACGTTGTATGGATAGTCTAGGAGTTTGACTTCCTGACCCACTTGTTCCCGTAGAAATAACGAAGTTGTTAGTAGCCCCGTTATATTCAACATCAGCACCTGAACTTGTGTCCTCCATCAATGACAAAAGAGAACTACTTGCGTCTGTTACAGTCAGACCATCAGCAACTACAGTGCCGCCTACATCTAGATTACCCGTCATAGTATCGCCAGCTACTTCAACGTAACGAGCATCACTCTGTGCCTTAGTATAAGTATCAGCTACTACGAATGTACCATAAGCTACGATGTCTACTGTATCACCTGCTGTAGCACCTGTAGTAAGAACAATAGATGTACCTGATGTAGCAGTGAAGTCTGTACCACTGATAAGCTTCACACCATTCAAGTAAGCATCTACATATCCTGGGTCATATGTAGCAGCAAATGTAGTCTGACCAGATGTAGCTGTGTAAGTAACTCTTTCTGATGTACCATTTACTGATGAACCTGCAGCTTGCCACCCAGAGCTACCATACACATACATAATATCTGTAGTAGTATTGAAGTACAATGCACCAGTGATAAGAGCATCACCATCATTGTCTAGTGCAGGAGCAGAAGCTTTAGCACCTAAGTATCTATCATCAAAATCATCATATGAGTTAGCTGCACTGGTTGCACTAGAAGCTGCAGCAGTAGCTGAGTTAGATGCGTTAGTCTCACTTGTGGCAGCATTGGTAGCTGATGTAGCTGCAGCAGCAGCACTTGCAGAGGCAGCAGTAGCTGATCCTAGAATGCTATCAACATATGTTTTGTTTGTTAGGTCAGGGCCATTAGTAGGAACATATGTAGTTGTAACCTTAGAGCTACCCATGTCGATAGCACCTGTCATAGTGCCACCAGATAGTCCAAGGAAGTTAGTAGTTAGAAGTTAGGGTCATCACCTAGAGCAGCAGCTAGTTCGTTTAGTGTGTCTAGTGTACCTGGGGCTGAGTCTACAAGGTTAGCTACTTGTGTGTCTACATAGCCTTTTGAAGCAGCATCTCCTGAGGCTACAGGAGTAGACAAGTTAGTAATAGTAGCAGTCGTACCTGCATTCATATTCAGTGTACCATTAATGGTTACATCTGAGAATGTAGAAGTTCCTGTAGAAGTAACGTTACCTGTCAGGTTACCTGTGACATTACCAGTTACATTACCTGTGAGATTACCTGTAACGTTTCCTGTGACAGGTCCGACAAAAGAAGTTGCTGTAACTGTCGTGCCTGTGATAGCCGCTGGACTTGCTGCACCAATAATAGCACCGTCAATAGACCCACCATTAATATCAACAGTCGCCAAGGTAGCCTGTCCAGATGTCGATACTGTTGTAAAGCTACCAGCAGCAGCACTACTAGCACCAATAACTGTACCATCAATAGCACCTCCGTTAATGTCTACAGTAGTAAGAGTAGATGTACCAGAAGCTGTTAAGTCAGTTACTGTAGCTGCAGCAGGTGTAGATGCACCAATGATTGTACCATCAATGTTACCACCGTTAATGTCCACTGTTGTAAGTGTTGACGTACCTGTGGCACTCAGTGTTGTGAATGAACCAGCAACAGGTGTTGTACCACCAATGACTGTATTATCCATAGCACCTGAGTTAATATCAGCAGATGTAATAGTAGCTGTACCTGTTAGTGTAGATGTACCTGTAACAGCTAAAGTACCTGAAGCAGTAATGTTTGTGAAGTCACCAGTAGAAGCTGTTGTAGCACCGATAGTTGCACCATCAATAGTACCACCGTCAATGTCTGCTGTAGTGGCTGTTACTGATGTAAAAGTACCTGCTGCAGGAGTAGTTCCACCAATTACAGTATCATCAATAGTACCGCCTGTAATAACTACTGAGTCAATGTAGCCAATACCATCAATGTATAGGTCTTTAAACTCAGCACCCGATGCACCAAGATCAACATCATCATCAGTTACAGGTTTAAGTACACCATCTTCTAGTCGTATTTGTTCTACTGCAGCAGAAGAGACTTCATTATAGAAACTAATTCGGTTATTAGCTGTGTCAATCACAACTTTGTTTAATGCATCAACATCAGCAATCAGAGGTACGTAAGCACCTTCAGTAGAGCTACCATCGTGTTTGTGTCCACCTGAGAAAGCAAAGGCATCACGTATTGCGTTGTACTCTGCGTTTACTGGTGCAGCCTTAATAACCGCATTAGCGATAATGTCAGCTACGGACTGTCTTGAATAACCTGCCATTTTATAACCTGTCTCCTACCCCGAATGT